CTAATGGATCGGGCACTCCAACAGTACAATTAAAAGCAGCATCTGGTTCAGGAGCAACAGTTACTTTTTCAGCAACTGATAAAGGATATAAACTTATTTATCTTGATGGTGTTGCAACTAACACTGGTCTTTTCGAAGCGGCTTTAGGTGAAGATAATGAAGTAACACTTACTGGAACAGAGACTTTAACAAACAAAACTTTAACAGCCCCTAAAATTGGAACTTCAATTTTAGATACTAGTGGTAATGAATTATTATTATTAACAGCTACAGGTTCAGCAGTTAATGAATTTACACTAGCAAATGCTTCAACAGGTAATGCTCCAACTCTTTCAGTAACGGGTGAAACTAACGTAAGTCTTAATTTAAAATCAAAAGGAACGGGTCAAGTGCAAATTAACGGAAATACAGCATCAACAGTAGGAAAAGCTATTGCAATGGCATTGGTTTTCGGGTAATATTAACAAATAGGAATAAAAAATTATGGCAAATCCAAATCTAGTAAACGTAACATCAATAACAGGTGAATCGGTACAAGCGGCTTTAACTACTACTCTTACTACAGAGATTTTAGCAGCAGCATCAGACACACTTGTTAAAATTAATAACATTATAATTGCAAACATTGACGGTTCAAGTTCAGTAGACGTTTCACTTTTTATAACTAAATCAGGTGGATCACCTGTAGCAATTGCAAGTACAGTTTCTGTACCAGCAGATTCTACATTGATTGCATTTGATAAAAACTCTGCTATCTATCTTGAAGAAGGTGATAATCTTGAAGGTGGCGCGAGTGCTAACTCAGACGCTGTTATAACTGTTAATTTCGAAATTTTAAACGACGCATAGGAGACTATTGAATGGCAAGTTATGCTAAAATAGATTCCACCAATATTGTTATTGGAGTTCACGTTGTGAATGATGTTGATGAAGGTGGATCAGAAGAAAAAGGAATTGAATTTTTAACATCAGTTCATGGAGATATCTCTCCTAATTTTTGGAAAAAAACTTCAGTCAATACAGTTAGAGGTGTTCACCTACATGGTGGAACTCCTTTTAGAAAAAATCATGCAGGAATAGGTTTTACTTGGGATGAATCTCGAGATGCTTTTATTCCTCCACGAGCTATGAAATCTAATCAAGCTATAACTCATAATTCTTGGGTGTTTAATGAAGCACAATGTGCTTATATTGCACCTATACAATGGCCAAGTGAAAGTCATCCAGATCAAAAGGATGATCAAGGAGTTGTAGTATCACGTCAAACAGATTATGAGGGTATGGAAATGATTCATTCATGGGATGAACATAAACTAAGATTTGTTGGTCGTAAAAACATAATACCTCACCCACCTTATGATCAGCAGACTCTATATGCATGGGATCCTAATACTGGAACATGGTCAGATAGCGGGTTTACATTTGCACAATTTATAGATATGAATTACACAGGAGATTAATTATGGCAACTAACAGATTAAACGGCGGAGTTACGGGAGCACCAGTTGAACAGTCTGGTACCACTCCAGCAAACACACAAAGTTTTACTTCCGATGGTACTTGGTCACAACCAGATGCTGGCGGTGCTACATCTGTAGATGTTGTAGTATGCGCAGGTGGTGGCGGTGGTATGGGTGATAGTGGCTCCGGTGGTGGAGCCGGTGGTTTTCGATCAGCTACAGGAATTTCTGTATCAGGACCAGTTGCTGTAACAGTCGGTCAAGGTGGTAGTGGTGGAACAAATAGTGGAGGCTCAGTTGGAAGCAATTCAGTTTTTGCGACAACCTTTTCACCTTCTGAATCAACATTTTTAGGAACAGGTGGTGGCAAAGGTGGAAGAGCTGCAACTGACGGAGGAGGTCAAGGAGGATCAGGTGGTGGAGCATCTGGAGCTGCCGGTCAAGGAAACGTACCTCCATTTTCACCCCCTCAAGGAAATCCAGGAGGATCAACTCCAAATGGTCGAGGTGGCGGTGGCGGATTTGGTAGCGCAGGATCAGGTGGATCAGGCGGTGGTGGAGGAACAACACCTTTAGCACCCGGTGTGACTTTCGCTGAAGGAGGAGCTGGTGGAGCCAGTGGAGGACAAGGAGTAGCAAACACAGGTCAAGGAGGAGATGGAAACGTACCTCATGGATCTTCTGGAGGTTCTGGTGGATCAGGAAGAGTAATTGTAAAAGCTCCCGCATCACCATTTGCTTTTTATGGATCAGGTGTTTGGAACATGAATGCACTTTATACTTATGTTAAAGCTGGCGAGTGGTCTTAATCTTTTAAAATTAATCTATATCAATTCTTATTCTTTACAATTTTATTTAAATAAAGTATAATTTTTTAATACAGCATGATTGGATTAGAAAATTATTATTGGTACTTTAAGGAAGAAATTCCTAAAAATGTTTGTGATGATATTGTAAAGTATGGAAACTCAAAAGTATTAAAACAAGGTTTAGTAGGAAACGAAGAACAACCACTTGATGATAATAAAATAAGAAAATCTGAAGTTTGTTTTTTAGATGATAGATGGATTTATGATCTAATAATACCTTATATTACTATAGCTAATAAAAATGCAAATTGGAATTTTGATTGGGATTGGTCTGCATCTATTCAATTTACAAAATATAAACCTGATGAATTTTATACTTGGCACGCTGACGATATGCCAACACCTTTTGGCGAAAAAGCTCATCCTAATTATAGAGGTAAAATTAGAAAACTGTCAGCAACTGTAAATCTTACAGACCCTAATGAATATACTGGTGGTGACTTTGAATTAGACCTTAGAAATAATACAGAGGGTAGACAAATTATTACTTTAGATGAAATAAAACCAAAAGGATCTATAATAGTATTCCCTTCTTTTGTGACTCATCAAGTAAGACCTATAAGAACTGGAGAAAGAAACTCATTAGTTATTTGGAATTTAGGACCTCCATGGAAGTAATAATTGTATTAGGGGGTGGAAGTGCTGGTTGTATGACGGCCTATACTTTAAAAAAACTATTTCCAGAAAAAGAAATAATAATGTTAGAGAGTAAATCAATTGCAACTGTAGGTGTAGGAGAGAGTACACTAGGACAGATTAATCAATGGCTTTCTTTAGTTGGCATCGAGGACAAAGATTTTATGAAAGAGTGTAATGCTTCTTATAAATTAAGTATTCGGTTTCAAGATTTTTACAAAAAGGGTGACGGAGGATTTCATTTTCCTTTTGGTAGACCAGATAAATCTAATACGATAGCAGATTTTAATGACTGGTATTTTAAAAAAATAATGTACCCTGAGACCCCTGTGTCTGATTTTGCTGACTCTTACTATCCAATAATGTCTTTAGTTAATCAAAATAAAATATTTGATTCAGGAAAAGAAAAAATAAATTTAGGTAGATATGATTTTAAATCAGACACAGGCTATCATTTTGACGCAACATTATTTGCTCAATTTCTTAAAAAAAAATTTAAACAAATAAAAGGAACTATTATTGAAGACGATGTGGTTGATATTAAAACCAATGAAGAGGGAATTGATTATCTACACACAAGTAAAAATGGAAAATTAAAAGCAGATCTTTTTATCGATTGCACCGGTTTTAAATCTCTACTACTAGGCAAAACTTTAAAGGAACCTTTTATAAGTTACGAAGATATCTTACCTAATAACTCAGCGTGGGCCACAAGAATACAATATAAAGATAAGAAAAAAGAATTAGTTCCTTATACAAACTGCACCGCTATTGAAAATGGTTGGGTATGGAATGTACCGCTGTGGAGTAGAATGGGAACAGGGTATGCTTATTCAGACAAATATATTTCAGATGAAGATGCTCTCACACAGTTTAAAAAATATCTTAAAAGAGATGATTTAGATTTTAAACAGTTAAAAATGAAAATAGGTATTCATAAAAGATTGTTTGTAAAAAACGTCTGTGCAATAGGGTTAGCTGCAGGGTTTATAGAACCATTAGAAGGTAATGGACTTCTATCTGTTCATGAATTTTTAATAAAATTAGTAAGAGTTTTAAGTAGAGAAAGTGTATCTAATTTTACAAAAGAACAATTTAATTTATCTTGTACAAATTCCTTTAGATACTTTGCAGAATTTGTTGCTATTCATTATGCTCTTTCTGTTAGAACTGACACTCCTTATTGGAAAGCAATTCAAAAAAGAGAGTATAATTTAAAATCTTTGTATAAAACTACTGGCAGTATGTTTCAAGATTTAGTTTTTTGGAAATTTTCTAACTTCTCTTATGCTCCTGATGAAGGTGCGTCTTGTATATGCACAGGTATGAATTGGGGAGCTACGGATGAGTTTGCTTTAAAGTATGGTTTACCTTTAAATGATCTTGAAAAAATGTATCCAATTTGGCAGTCATCTATTACTAGTTTAGAAAAAAGAAAAAGACGATGGAATGATGCAACAAAGCATTGTTTATCTTTGTATGATTTTCTCAATAAAAATATATACCATGAAACAAATAAATAATTTACAAATATGCTTGTCTTAAAATTATTTCCTACTCCTGTTGCTGTCTTTGATTTTAAACCTTTAAGTGAAGAGGAAACATCTACTATAGTTAATACACCTTCTGGTAATAATAAAAATACTTACCTAGAAAATGTTTCTTCTACTGATAAGAATATTTTAAAAAATGAAAAATTAAAAAGACTTAGAGAAGCCATACAAACTTGTATTGATAGGTATAAAAATGAAGTCATGAGCTGTGACCAAGAATTATATATGACTAATTCATGGGTTAATTTTTTATCTCCACAACAAAAACACCCGATGCATTATCATTCTAATAGTATTGTTTCAGGAGTTTATTATATTAAAACAGATGAGAAAACGCCTGATCTTGAACTTGAACATCCTAACACAAACTTATGGCGTTTAACTTGGAAAAGAAAAAAGTTTAATCATGAAAATAATTTATCGACTTTTGTTAAAGCAAGAGATAACAGGCTGGTTTTATTTCCTTCTACTGTTTGGCACAGTGTGGACAAAAATCATTCTTCGACAACAAGAATTTCAATATCTTTTAATACCTTCTTAAGGGGGGATCTTGATTCTAATGATTATTTAGCGGAGTTGCCATTAAAATGAAACCTTTAGTAATAGATAATTTAATACCGGAAGTATATCAAAATGAATTAAAGCAAACGTTATCGCATATACCTTTGTATTATACATCAAGTATTGGATATGATGAAAATACTCCCCCTGCTGATGGAATTAAATTTTTAGATAATATAGGTTTTAGTCATTCTTTAGTTATGCAGGGAAAAGAAAATTCTACGGATTGGGAATTGTTTAGACCTATTTTATATTTCTTTGCAGAAAAAACAAATGTTTTTGTTAAACAAGTTTTGCGAGTACGATTAAGACTTACCTTTCAACATCCTGATAGGGAAAAATTTTTATTTAATAAACCTCATACAGATTTACCTGATCATAACGGACCGTATAAAACTCTGGTGTATTACATAAATGATTCAGATGGGGATACTTTTATTTTTGATAAATTTTTTAATAAAGAAGATTCTAGAAATGTTTTAAAAGATATAGATAAAAAAATTATTTTACAACACACACCTAGGCAGGGAAGTGCAGTTTATTTTGACGGACATCAATATCACGCTGGCAATACTCCTATTAAATATAAACACAGGTATGTTATTAACTTTGATTTTACAATATGAATGATTTTAATACTAATAATTATACGATTATAAAAAAGGCTATCTCTACTGAGATGACTCAATTTATTTATGAGTATATTTATTTAAGACGAAAGATAGCAACTCATATGTTTAAAAAAAAATTAATCCCTCCTTTTAGTAAACAGTTTGGGCATTGGGAAGATCCCCAAGTTCCTAATACTTATACAATATATGGAGACACAGTAATGGAGACTTTACTTCTTAAATTAAAACCGATGATGGAAAAACAAGTGGAGCAAAAGTTAATTGAAATGTATTCTTATTGTAGAATATATAAAAAAGACGATGTCTTAGATCGACATAAAGATAGAATGTCTTGTGAGATATCTACTACATTAAACTTAGGTGGAGAACCATGGCCTATTTATCTAGACCCTACACAAGGCAAAGATCAATCTGGTATAAAAATAGAACTAAACGCCGGAGACATGTTAATATATAGAGGATGTATTCTTGAACATTGGAGGAAATCTTTTCAAGGTAATGACTGTGCTCAAGTATTTCTTCACTACAATATTAAAAATGAAGACTCAGAAAAAATTAAATATGATAAAAGAGAATTTATAGGAGTACCTTATCTATGAGAACCATAACATCCATTAATTCCGGTGAAGTATTTCCTTTTATTGTAGCAGATAATTGGTATTCTCCTGAAGAGGAAAAATTAATTTGGAAAGAATTAGATTTTTATTATCAGCCAGATAATTTGGAACGAGCTGCTGATTTTTCAGCAAAAAAAGATGGGTTTAATCTAAGTAACAGTTGGAGAATATATCCTGACGCTATGTTTACTGAAAAATATAAACACATTTCTTCAATCATGTCAGCCACGGAAAAATTTCAAGATAAAAAATTTCAAGATTTTATAAAAAAAGCTATGCCTCACGGTGTTCAATTTTGTCTTGCAAATAAAAAGTCTACTATAATCAGTTATTATGATGATGCTCAGGAATATAAAACCCATCACGATAATCCTCAGTTTACTGTTCTTATCTGGTTTTTTAAAGAACCTAAAAAATTTACAGGAGGAGATTTTATATTTACACAACCTGATGTAAATGTTAAATGTAAACATAATCGTATGGTATTATTTCCAAGTTATTATTTACATAAAGTTACTCCGGTTCTCCTGGATAAAGAATACAGAAATAAAGGATTAGGTAGATTTACCTTTACTCATTTTTATTGGAATCATTCTTAATGTATACAAATAAATTTTTATTAGACAAAATATGTGACTGGTTTATAGATTTATATAAACGAAGTGATGATAAAAAACAGGTCTTTAATAACAAAAAAATTTTAAGACTTTATGATTTAATTGCAGAAGAAGATGATGTAAAAAGAACTATTACTTTTATGGGTAACCATATGGCTAAAGACTTTCCTACTAATCGTCTTTACGTTAAAAATATAGAAGTTGTAGAATGGAATGAAGGTCAAAGTATGGATTGGCATAGAGATTATCCTTATTATGAAGGAACTTCTATAATATTTTTAAATGATGATTATGAAGGTGGAGAATTAATAACAGCCAGTGATCCATCTGATGCCATGAAACATACAAGAATAATATACTCCCCTAAAAAAGGAGCTAATGTTAGTTTTTTAAATACGCTGTATCACAAAGTTAACCCTGTTATTAAAGGAAAAAGATATACCCTAGCTGTTTGGTATGATTTACTTTAAAGATATGGCGTTAAATAATAAAATATAGTATATTCTACTTTTTAATTATATAATAGAAGGCAGGTATGCTACAAAAATTAGGCTTTGCTCCAGGATTTAACAAACAAGTTACCGAAACAGGTGCCGAAGGGCAATGGTTTGATGGGGATAATGTACGTTTTAGATACGGATCTCCTGAAAAAATTGGTGGTTGGGAACAATTAGGCACCAATAAGTTAACTGGTGCTGCTAGAGCCGTGCATAACTGGAATAATAATATTGGAATAAAATATTCCGCAATTGGCACTAATAGAATTCTTTATGTTTTTTCAGATGGTCTTTACTATGATATCCATCCTATAAGAACTACAATTACTGGAGCAAATTTTACAAGTACATCAGGTTCAGCAACAGTCACAATAACTGTTTCGTCACCTCATGGTTTGTTAGACAATGATATAGTATTATTTGATGCTGTTTCTGGGTTATCGGGATCTACTTTTACAAACGCCACATTTGAAGATGAGAAATTTATGGTAACTTCTGTACCAAGTAGCACAATTTTTACAGTTACAATGGCTACTAACGAAGCCGGCACACCTGTAACTAATGCTGGTACTGCTTCTGTCTTATGTTATTTCAATGTAGGGCCTTCCACACAAGAATCGGGTTTTGGTTGGAGTTCGGGGTTATTTGGTGGTGTAGTAAATGGAGCCGCAACCAATACTCTTGCGACTGCATTAACGGATACAACAACAACTAACATTGTTCTTGCTAGTTCAAACTTGTTTCCGGCATCAGGGACCATAAGAATAGGTACAGAAGATATATCTTATACAGCCAATAACACAGGGACAAATACTTTAAGTGGTGGTGCAAGAAATGTAAATGGAACCACTGCAACTACACATTCTCAAAACGCTGTTATTACAAATATTACAGATTTTAATGGATGGGGCGAAGCTTCATCAACTACGCAGTTTACACTTGACCCTGGTTTATGGGTTCTTGATAATTTTGGTACAAAGTTAATTGCCCTTATTTATAAAGGGGAATGTTTTGAGTGGGATGCTGCACCTACTAATGCATTAACTACTCGGGCAACAATTATAGCCGGAGCACCAACAGCATCACGTCATATGATAGTTTCAACTCCAGATAGACACTTAGTTTTTTTTGGAACAGAAACTACTATTGGAGATAAAGCAACACAAGACGACATGTTTATAAGATTTTCTGACCAAGAAAATATTAATGAGTATACTGTAAAAGCAGAAAATACAGCGGGTACGCAAAGGCTTGCTGCAGGATCTAAAATTATGTCTGGTATAAAAGGTAGGGATGCTCTTTATGTATGGACCGATACCGCAATATTTTTAATGAGATTTGTAGGACAACCTTTTACCTTCTCCTTTGAACAAGCAGGAACTAACTGTGGGCTAATTGGTAAAAATGCTTGTATAGAAGTCGATGGTTCAGCTTATTGGATGTCAGATAATGGTTTTTTTAATTACGATGGTCAGTTAAGATCCATGCCTTGTTTAGTAGAAGATTTTGTTTACTCACAAGATCCTGGACTTGGTCTTAATTCTGTAACTAAAGATTTAATTAACGCAGGTATTAACAATCTTTTTGGGGAGATAAACTGGTTTTATTGTTCAGCTAATGCTACTTCAGTCGATAGAGTAGTTACTTATAACTATGTAGATTCATCAACTGAAAGACCCATTTGGACAACAGGGTCTTTAAATAGATCTGCTTGGGTAGATTCTGCTGTATACGAAAAACCTCATGCAACACTTTATAATGCTGATGATGACGCTTCTTATGACGTTACTGGAAATGTAGACGGAAGTAGTATATACTATCAACACGAAACAGGGACCGATCAAGTAAATGCTGGTAATGTTGTTACGGCCGTTAATGCTAACATTCTTTCAGGTGATTTTGATATTACTCAAAAAAGAAGTAACACAGGTCAAGCAGTAGGAACCCCTGATCTTAGAGGAGATGGTGAATATATGATGAGAATAAGTAGATTTATACCCGATTTTATAGAACAAACAGGTGATACTGAAATTAGTTTTACAACAAGAAACTATCCTAATACCGCTGCAACAACTACAAATTTTACATCAACCGAAACTACAAATTTTAAAAGCACTAGACTTAGAGCTAGATCAATTGCATTAAAAGTATCTAATACAGGTTCTGGAAAAAATTGGAAACTAGGTACGTTTAGATTAGACATAGCTCCAGGAGGAATGAGATAATGGCAACAGATGCAGAGATAAGAGCACGGGGTATAAACTTTTTATCTCCTCAAAAATATTTACAGAACGATTATCAATTACCTACTGAAGAAGTAGTGGAAGAAACAGAATCATTTGGTATACCTAATACAAATTCTTTTACAAATAGTGGTGGTAATAATTATACTGGTGGTTTTAATCAAGGTGACTTTCAAAACGTCGTTACTGCTAGACAAAATAGAATTAAT